GTTCGCCCTCAATGCGCTGAGGTATTAAACCTCAGCGCACCACCTGTAGTGGATCTTGGTCGCTACAGGTCGACCAGCAAACGTCAGATGATCGGGGTCCTCATTCAGGCTAGTACGAAGGCTCTTAGAAAGAGCTGAGTACGAGTCAATAGGGTCGCGACGCTTAGTCTCGACGAGGGTAGGCAGATGCCACTCTCGGCGAAACAGCGTGGGATTCCATCGACAGAATGAATAATCCGGTTCATCTGACCAGCGTCCGATCCCAGCCATCCCGTAAGGGATGGCGGGATACTTCACAAGTTTCCCGATAAGGGAATCGAGGAAGTAGATGGTGCGGGGGGTCAAAACCCCATACCTCTCGTACAGCTGGTTTCGCAATGCACTTGCTTTCACAAGTTCATTGCTGTTTGCCCGTGATTTGGGTAGGTAGGCCCTTGCGTAGGCAGGAGTAACAACTCTGCCATCGTAGGCGTCCGTCCCACACGATTCTCGGAACTTTCCTCTGGGGAAGCTCTTTGAATCGTTCACCTTCATCCCGAGGGATGTCAGTGACCGAACCACGTCAGGGTAGGCATCGACGGGGATAATGATATCATCCCCATAGATGCTCAGCGTAGATGACCTCTTCCGATACCGTTTAACGGTACGCGGTCTGAAGTCACCCTGCCTACGACATAGAACTGTCACGACGAGGGTCAAGAAGACCATCGACTCGACAGGGAATGTCAAGGCAGACCCCATCGATGCAAACTTGTTCAGAAGAACAAGTCCACCATCGGGGAGCTCCACAAATCGTGACCGACTGAGCTTCAGGTAGCGGACAAACTGCGGGTTAAACCCGAAGAGTTCCTCTACGAGAGCCAGACTGACACGGTCTGAGGCCTCTGAAAGGTCCATGGTAGCCACAAGGCCATCAATGGAACCCTCGAGGGCCATCCGCTGGTTATGGTGCTGATGCGTGTAAGAACACGCAAAATCACCACTCTCCAGGAGCGCTTTCAAACGCAACTGAAGAGCCTGCTGAACAAACTGGTTGTAAGAAGGCTCGATTGAGATCAATCGAGGCTTCACAGCTGTCTTTGGGACAGCCACCAGTCTGGCAGGTACTTCCTTCGTGGAAGGGGGCCGCTCGAGCAGATCGAACCATGAGGTTCGAAAATACTCAGGCCCCACCAGGGATTCGATGTTATAAGAGATGGAATCGAAACTCCATCTCTCATTAGCACCGAATCGTTCGGATACAGCTCCCGGGCCGTGCTTTCCATCTTCGATGGTAAGTAAGGCCTCACCGATCAGTTCGCCAAACAAGAGTTGGGCGACGGATCGGGCATACGGGTCAATCGCTGCACGAACCTCAGCTCGCGACATCAGACTCTTGT